AGGACGCGGATTAGCACCACCGGTTTGACTATTATTATTATCAATACTTAAAAGCATAGATTGCATGTCATTTTGCTTTGATTTAGTTTTATTTAAAGTATGACTTTTCTTAAAGTCATAATTATGCCTTGTTTTTTTATTCATTATATATTTATATATATTTATATATTTTATATATAAATATATGAACTATTATTTTTATATATAGTATAATATAACATAACATATATAATATAATAAAAATATTTATGAGCTTATGTAAATATAGAGATATATTTGCATAAGTTCATACATTAAGACTATTTAATCTTGCAGTTGTTGATACATTTTAAACATTAAACATTAAATTTAAAATATAACACTTAAAATATATATAACATTAAACATTAAATTTAAAATATAACACTTAAAATATATATAACATTAAACATTAAGTAAAATATTAAAAACACATATATTTATTATTATATATTATTTAAATATATATAATAATGATAAATGAAACTTTGGAACAATTAAAAATAAAACCAATACCAAAAAAACCGCAACAATTCCATGTTATACTACAAATACCGAGCGAAGGTGTTGGACCAAATATTATAGATAAAACCAGCGAACGCTTAATAAATAGAGAGCAATTTTTTAGTGATCTTCAAGAAAATTTAGGAGTTGTTCAAAAAGATTATTACAAAACAAAAAAACCAAGCACAACTATAAAAGAAGAAGCATCTCAAAAATCACAGCTAACTAATAAACCACCAGTTTATAATGCAGAAAATACTTTAACGCATATTGTTAAGACAAAACAAAAAATAATTATTAAAGATCCGTCAACAGAAGCATTAAAAAAATCTAAAATAAATTTACCATCACAAGAGAGATTAACTCCTAAGCCGGATCAAAATACAGAAAAACAAGATAAACAAGATAAGCATGACAATACAGAAAAACCAGAAAAAACCAAAAAGTTGCATCCTGAAACAATTGACGAAACCTTAATTATTCCAAAAGATCTTCGAATAGGTAAAACACTTTATAGTTCTAGAATACCAAAATTAGAGCCTAATGTGTTAATAAAAGCGTCTAGTTATTATTTATATAATAGAGAGATTTTTATTAGTTTTATTAATTCTCTCTTTGATCCGTATAAGCAACAATTATTAAAAGAAGAGCAAGACATGTTATCAGGTAAAGCATCTATTAGTTGCGAAAATAATAATAGCGCCAATTTTTCTCTCTTAATTCATCAAAAGATTGTGCGAGATTATTTAAATATTTATACGCCATATAGAGGGCTCCTATTATATCATGGTCTTGGGTCAGGTAAAACTTGCTCTTCTATAGCAATTGCCGAGGGAATTAAAAACGATAAAAAAGTATTAATATTGACACCTGCGTCGCTGAAGGACAATTATGTTGAAGAATTGAAAAAATGCGGCGACTACATGTATAAGAAAAATCAATTTTGGGAGTTTATAGATACTAAAGAAAATCCACAATACTTAGAATATTTAAGCACTTTATTAAAGTTATCTCGTGAATATATAATTAATAACGGAGGAGCATGGTTTATTAACGTTAAAAAGGAGCCCAATTATGACAGCCTTGATTTTGAGGATCAAAAGAAAATAAATTCTCAATTGGATAAAATGATAAATTACAAATACCAATTTATAAGTTATAACGGATTGCGAAGCTCTCATTTAAACGGAATGACGCATGACGGCACAATCAACCCTTTTTCCAATAAAGTAATAATTATTGATGAGGCTCATAATTTTATTAGCCGAATAGTAAACAAATTGACACGCAAAACGTCGCTATCAATGCGATTATACAATTATTTAATGGACGCGGAAAATTGCAAAATTATATTATTGACCGGTACACCAATAATCAATTATCCAAATGAAATAGCAATATTATTCAACATTTTACGCGGCACAATTAGAAGTTATAATTGCAAGTTAATATTAGATAAAAAGACCATGACAAAGGAAAAAATAGAGGGCATCTTTAAAGCAGCAAATATATTAAATTATGTTGACCTTATAGAATACAATTCTGTAAGTTATGAGGTTAGCATCACGCAAAACCCTTTTGGCTACGTTAAATCCGAAACAAATAAAAACAAGTTGGCTTATACGAGTGATGTATTAACAAGCGAACAATTTTTACAAAAAATAAAGGCCGCATTAGAGGCGCAATCTCTCAAAATTGCGGGCAACAAAATAAATGTAAACGGGTACAAGGCTCTTCCCGATAATTTTGACGATTTTAAGGCCTTATTTATTAGCCCAAACAATTCGATCAATAATCCGTCTATGTTTAAAATGCGTATAATTGGACTAACATCTTATTTTAGGAGCGCACAGGAGCAATTGATGCCTAAATATTCACATTCAAACAGCAATGACTTTAAAATAATTAAAATTCCCATGAGCGACTTTCAGTTTAACATTTATGAAGAAGCCCGCGTTCAAGAGCGCAAATTAGAGGATTCCAATAAAAAGAAGAAGTCTAAAAAAACGAAGACCGGCGCGCAAGGCGACGACCTTTATAGTGATAGTGTGTCAACATATCGCATTTTCTCGCGCGCATTTTGCAATTTTGTATTTCCAAAACCCGAAATAAGGCGGCCAATGCCAAATAATGATGAAACATTAGAGGCGGCATTAGGTGTTATTGGGTCGTTAGATGACGACGACGCAATAGGTAAAAATCTCTCCGAAGATGTTATTGATAACCTAAGTATTTCTGAAAAATTGGACAATATTGATGGTAAATATGACGCCGATGATATTAAGGATTTGGAAAAAGACGCAGAAAAGAATGCAGAAAATCCAAAAACGGGCGACCTAAGTTATGGTAAGCGTATTGCGGAAGCGCTAAAAGAGCTTGAAAAATATGGAAGCAAATATTTATCTAAAGAGGGATTGCAAGTGTATAGCCCCAAATTTTTACATATTTTGGAAAATATTATTGATAACGACCACAAAGGTATTCATTTATTATATTCACAATTCAAAACATTAGAAGGCATTGGTATTTTAAAATTGGTTTTGAGAGAAAATAATTTTGCCGAATTTAAGATCAAAAAAAATGAGACCGGCGAATACATTTTAAATGTAGCCAGTGAAGATATGAATAAGCCCATGTTTGCTTCTTATACCGGGTCGGAAACTCCTGAAGAGCGTGAAATTATTAAAAATGTGTTAAATAGCAATTGGAAACTTGTTCCGTCGTCGTTAGTAAAAGTATTGCAAACTCTGTCAGATAATAATTTTATGGGGCAAATAATAAAGGTGCTAATGATTACGTCGTCGGGTGCGGAAGGTATTAGTTTGAAGAATGTGCGTTATGTCCATATTACCGAGCCTTATTGGCATCCCGTGCGTATTCACCAAGTTATTGGGCGAGCGCGGCGTATTTGCAGTCATAGCGACTTGCCAAAAGAGCTGCAAACTGTAAATGTGTTTTTATATTTAATGGTTTTTAGCGAGCAACAATTGTCTAGTGACTTATCTATTGAATTGAGGCTAAAAGATATATCGAAAAAGGATAAGAAAAAAGTGATTACAAGCGACGAATATTTATACGAAATTTCGAGTATAAAAGAGGAAATTAATGCTTCGTTGTTGCAAAGTGTAAAGGAGTCGGCAATAGATTGCAGTATTCATACGCGTGCGTCAAGCACTGAAAAAGATGTCAAATGTTTTGTAATAGGTAATCCAAGCGAAAGCAAATATATATATACTCCAAATATAGAGGCTCAAGATAAAGATGAGGGCATGAAATTAAACAAGAAAAAACAAGTATTAAAATTGAACGAATTAATAATAAATAAAATTAAATATGCGTATAATAAGGAAACGCAAGAGCTCTATGATTATGATAGTTTTGCGAAAGACGAATTATTGCTTGTTGGCAGGTTGGTCAAGCAAGATAACGGCACATTTAGGTTGGAGAAGGTTTAATTTAATGGAATATTTAACATAAACGCCCATATGCTATAATATAACTAAGCATTAATAACGTCCAAATTGCACCAATAACCAACAGATGCTGCAGCATATCTAGAAAAGGGCTTCTGTACATTATTTAATGTTATTGTTAATGTTTAATGCTAACATTAACAATAAAAATAATTAAATCAATTTTTAATATTCAATTTCTCCATTATTAGAATTTGATTAGCTAATACTTGCTCTAATTGACTAGACAACTTATCTATTTTATTATGTATATCATGCATATATTCTCCATTTTGTGTTTTTTTTAAAGAATTGTTTACATTAAATTGAGAGATTTGTTCTTCTTCCTCTATAAGCAAGCCTTCATTTAAATCAACTACTTCAATGTTTGGAGGAGGAATAGTAGGAAAAGTAATAGATCGCTCTTTTTGTATTTTTTCTAATAGTTCATTCATGTTATTACTAGACAAGGGGTCGTCTTCTTTAACATCGCTAAAATCTATTACTTCGGGTTTTTTCAATGTTATAAGCTCATTAAAACTCACTTTTTTAGCATTAAGTTCTTTATCAAATTCTTCTAGCTTTTCGGCTTTTAAAGTTTCTTTGATTTCAATAGGAGTTAATAATGATTTTTTATAATTAGCTATAGTTGTTACCATATTTTGTAATATAATTTTGTTCAAGTCAATAATATTTTTTGTGTCACTAATAGTATTAGTCAAAATCTCTCTATTTTCATCTAAACTTCTTAATATTGTTTTTTCAAATAATATTTGAATATTATTAAAATTTGTTTCGGGTATATTATTAAACAATTTATTGTTATATAACACATTCCATAAAACCTCTTTATTTTCCTTACTTGTTATAAAATTGGCCATGCTATCTAATTTTGCATTGCTAGTTAAAGTTGTTTTGCTAATAAATTTTGCCTTGCTATTTAAATTTGCCATAATATATTATATACTACATAATTAATACTTTAATTTATAATTTATAATTTATATAAAAATATAATTTATAAATATTATTTATAAATATTATAATAATATAATATACATTATTATAATATGCTAAAATTGCTACTTATATTTTTAGGAATATATAACGGATCTTCTTTTTCTATGTCGCCAATTAGTCCTAAAACTCAAGTAAATTTACATTTGGAACGATTTAATAGTGACTTCAATTTATATCATATTGGAATTAGTTTTAAAAATAACAATAGTGTATTAAGATACGATTATCGCCCTTTTTGCGAACCAAATAAGTGCGAATTTAAAACACTAAGATATAATGATAATAATAATGCAAATAATGATAATACTATAAGTGTAGCTGTTTCAAATAAACAGCTCACATTTGTTGATAAGCTATATAGATTTTATATACCCGAAAATGTTCCAAATAAAACCATATATTGGGGTGAAACCAGTAAAACGTTGGAAGAAGTGGAACAATTTGAAAAAACTCTACAAAAAAAATATATATTAGGTATTAACGATTGCCGTCATTATGTAAATCGCATTTCGCTATGGACACTTAATAAACGCACACCTATATGGAGCCTAGAAAAATTATGGAATATGACACATGTAACTGATAAATATTGATTTATTTCAAATTTTTGCTCCGCATTTATATAATTTATAATAGTCATCACTATAATTTTTATCATAATCAATTTTTGTAATAATGCGTTCAAGTAATGTTTTTAATGCATGACCTGAAATTTCTTGTTTTTTTTTAGGAGTATCACTACCACTACCACTATCACTATCATAATCAATATCGTTTTTCGCTATTTGTTTATAATATGATGAAATTTGTTTAAATACAATTTCTAATGCATTAGATAACTCTATAGAGTTTAAATCTGTAATTTGCTTTTGTGTTCGACATCCAAACTCCAAATCTAATAGCGGAGGATATGAAACATTCATTCTAATACGATTATAATGATCATCTAATTTCATATTTAATCTTAATGCTTTTGCTACTATTCTTTTACCTCTTGTTATAAATATTCCTGTCCTTAAAGAACAATTATGATCTTGTAATTCATTCTTATATCTCTCTTGTGTAACTAAACAACAATTTAGTTTAATAATACCCTTTGGAATACCATCAATAATATACTTTACATAATCAGGGTCAGTATTTTTAAGCAAAATGTGATTATCTTTAAATGGACACACTGGTTTTTTAATCTTATCATTAAACGGTTTAAACATAAAGTATAATGTTTCAATATGTTTATCATTTACAAATTTATTTTGACCAATTGGACGTTTCATTTTTAATTCTTCTATAATTGTTTTATCAGGATAAATTAATAAAGTCGTAGACACATTACAATTTTCAACAATATTACCAATTGGTTGTGTTCTATAAAATATGTCAATTAATTTTAATGGAATTGGGTCACCAATATTTTGCAATTTATCAACATGATAAATATTAATAATACTATTTAAACCAGAATACCCTGTTGTAATGCTATTATTAATCAATTCACTTAATGCATTAATATTTGTTGAGCGATGACTATAAATATTTTTAACATAAATCAAGGTTCCGTTTGTGTTATTATCGAAATTATTCCATATTGGAAGATCAATATGACTTGTAATAATATTTATATCATCCCAAAATGCGGTAGGTTTGAAAGTATTTCTTAATCTCATTTTTTCAATATCAAGATAAATAGCATAATATTTATTTTCTCTTTTTGTTACTATATAAATGATAGATCCCAAACCAATAGTTGCATTTTTTAATCCTGTACCAAATTTTCCAATACAACCATCTTTTCTATCTATATCTGTACCTGGTAATTTTACAGCATTACAAAGTTGGCTATATGTCATTCCTGTTCCATTATCAAATACAGCTAGTCCTTGAAGGTTATCATCATGATCTTTTTCTAGATAAACATGTATTTGACTTGCTTGAGCATCTTCGCTATTATCAATCAATTCTAATACGCATTCGCATAAAGTAATTCCTCCATATTTCATATTTTCTAATGTTTTTGTGGCATTAGGTGTAAAGTCTTCGCTATCAAATTTATCTCTTTCGGACATTGCTTTAAATTATTTTATAAAAATAAATTTTATTCAATTTTATTTTTATAATTTTTATAAAATTATAATTTAAAAAAATATTTAGAGGATTTAATCAAAAATTGAACTCACTTTCATGTTTGCTTCATTGTAATATTTTTTTCTATATTTTTTCATTGTGCTGTCTTTTATGCGAGTAGTCTTAAAATATTTGTATGTTTTATTTTCTTGCAATAATTCTATTATAAAATATAATGAATACATACCACATTGGCCGTCGCTATATTGATGTGTAAAACCCTCATTGTCGTCTACTGTCAATTGAATATTTAAACTATGTGCTTGATTTACTATTCTTTTTATTAAAACTTTTACTTGTTTTGGCATTCTTGTTCCATTACTATCAAAATAGAAAATGAATTTTTTTGTTAAATCAATAAATAAGGATATCCAGTGTTTTCCGGATTTATTATGAGGATCAGTATTAAATATTACTCCAATTTTGCTAATATTGTTTTTAATATGTGTTTCCAAGTTAAAATTACATAATTGCTCCCATACGCATGTTGAAAACATTTCTTTGGAATCGAAATCTATAGGTGTCGGCCCTATAAACTTGAAAAATTTATGAGATTTTTCATATTGTTTCATTATTTTAGTTATATCAACACTCGAGAGCCAAGTATTGGGCTTAGACGACCAACTCTCAGGAGAAAACGGCTTAAAGATTTCTTTTACTAATAACTCGCTATTGTTGACCTTGCTTAACGATGTTTTTTTTAACCAACATAATTCGTCATAACATTGTTTATTCAACTTTTGTTTGAAAAAGCTCCATATTTCTTTACTATTATTTGTCAATATTTTGTCATTACTATTATTGGCATTCCAAACGTTTTTAAATAATTGCAAATTATTGCGACTATAGCATGTATATTGCTTTAAATCACCATCTACATATTTACTTTGATATGGTGAGCATTTAAGTTTGCTAAATTTACGCGTATTTTTTTTTGATTTGCGGCTTGCTTTCTTAAATGTATTATACATAGTGTTTATTATTTTATATTTAATATAGTAATATAAAATAATATTTTTAACTGCGTTTTTGTGGAAGTATTTTTCTTTTAGCATTTGAGCTTTTTCTAACAACAAACAAATCTAAATTTGTTATTTGTTTTTTTGTGCACATATTATCCAGTGTTGCATTATATATATTAAAAGAACTTAAAGATGCGTCGTCACAATAATTGTTGTTATTATTGAAGTCTTTAAGCTCTTCTTTAATAGAGTTTTTAAGCTTTTTTTCCTTTAAATGGCTTATTAAATTTAATATATATAACAAATAATAAAGCTTATATTTCTCTCCGTTTATTATTTTAGTGTCATCATTATTTTCTATGAGTTTTTCTAAAGTGCTATTATTATATTTGAGTATTTGATCTTTATAAGTGGCTATGTTTTCTTCTATATTAGCATAAATATCTTTTAATAAGTAATTATTGTTTAGTAATTGATCTAATTTATTTGTTTTTAAAGACGGGTTATGGTTTTGATTTGCAAAATAGCGTAAGTCAATATTGTTTATTTGCATGTCGGATTTTTCCTTTGCTAATCTCTCTTTTTCTAAGCTCTCTTTTTCTTTTTCTAATATTAGCTTTTCTTTTTCTAATATTAGCCTTTCTTTTTCTAAGCTCTCCTTTTCTTTTTCTAAATGCTCGTTTTCAGTAATTTGTTCAACCAAATCTATACTTACTACATTCATAAGTTTTGATTTTTTCTTATTTTTTTCTTTATTTTTTTCCTTTAATTTGGTGTTATTATTAAGCATATTACTATAAACTATAAACCTATTATATATTTTTTAATTGAACTCGTGTCGCATTGTAAAATAATTCGTTTCCAATTGTAGGAAAATTATTGGGATTAAAGTCTTGAAACTGTTGTTCTCTAAATAATAAATGGCCATCTAAATTTTCATTATTTGTAATAAAATTTATTTTGTTTTCATATAAATCGCTAGTGCTAGATGGAACATAAGCTCTTTGATCAGCTTTTTGTATAGCAAAGAATTGGTTTCTCAAAGTTGATTCGCGATCTACATTAGAAGCAAATCCGCAAAAATGCAATTTTCTAGTTGCAGGGAAAAAACTAGAGCTAGCATCGTAATTGCCATAATTTTGTATAGGTTCTATTGAAGGTGTTATAGGTGCAACAGTCGGCATAAATGTATATTTAGTATTTACAGGTCTAAATGAGAAATTCATGGTTATTCCGCCAGATGGAACAAATCTATTGGCAATTTCATTATTCATAAAATTTTGCTTTTCAAAATTTTGTAGCTTTATATTATAAACATCACTGTCAATAGTTACACTCATTATTTTTATAATTATATATTATATTAATTTATAAAAATAATATAGCAATTTATAAAAATAATATAGCAATTTATAAAAATAATATAGCAATTTATAAAAATAATATAGCAATTTGTTTTTAAAGTTAATACTGTCGAAAAGGAAAAAAAA